TTTCCGCCGTACTTCCCGCCATACTTCCCACCATTCTTCCCGCCACACTTTGACCCATGCGCTGGAGCATCGTGCGTCGCTGGCGGCACGTTCTCGGTCTCGTGCTGCAATAGCGGAAGCCTTAGCTGTAGACAGGTTTATCAGTCCTATTCATCAAGTCCTGCTGGTTGTCTGAGTTGTGGCTCCGTTCTTATATCTGATTGCTCAGGACCTGGTTGTGCTGGTTATTATCCGAGCCCTTGCTAGTAACTCAAAAGCATAGGATTTAAAAATGTTTCGATATATATTTACAATTTTAAAGATAAAATTAAAGTACAGAAAAGTCAAAAAAAGTAAATTAACCCATGCGCTGGAGCATCGTGTGTCGCTGGCGGCACGTTCTCGGTCTCGTGCTGCAATAGCGGAAGCCTTGGGTGTAGGGCGATTTATCAGTCCTATTCATCAAGTCCTGCTGGCTGCTTAACATGCAATGCTGTACTAATATCTGAATGTAGCGGACCAGCTTGCAGCGGAATACCAGGCGACTGCTAATATAAAAATAGGAGGCATTATGCCAGAACAAAATTGGTCATACCCGGAAGATTTTGAAGTCTTTGCATTAATAATTGACGGAGAGGTTGCAACAACCCACGGCCTACAAAAGGAGACTTTGCCGATGGAGATTGCTGCATGGTCGTCTAGCCCGACTGTTGTAAAAATTCCATCAGATATCAAACATCTTGTACAGGGTGGATGGACTTTCGATGGCACAACATTTTCGCCACCGGAGTGATAATGACACCTTGGCAGGAGTATAAAGCAAAACTCGGTTCAACACGGCCGTGGGATATTTTCAAACAGGAAGCCCATAATACCGATGAGCAAACAGCGATTGATAGGTATGCAATCTGTCTTGAGTGTGACAGACTCGCATCATTCACGAAGCAATGCAAGGAATGTGGGTGTGTGATGCCGCTAAAAGTCAAGCTTAAGAAAGCAGAGTGTCCACTTGGCAAGTGGTAATTTGCCGTGCCTTCGATATTTGTGCAGATTCCTGCATACCACGACATTGAGCTCGTAAACACAATAGACAGCATCTACCTAAATGCTTCGGGTGAAAACACAATAAATGTTGGAGTTCACTTTAACTATTTTGATAACCTCCCTTATCAAGTAGAAAAATGTCTGTCTAATAAATCCAATATTGGGGCTATTAGGAGTATTGCAAATAAAGCGCCAGATGGACTTGGTGCATCACTTTCCAGATATATAGCAAACTCCCTATACGACAGCGAAGATTATTATCTTCAGCTTGACTCCCATATGATATTAAGAAAAAATTGGGACGCTTTATTAATAGAAGATTTTAAATATTTAGAACAATACTATGATTCAAAAATCGCCATCAGCGCATATCCAAACATGTACACACGAAATAAAGATGGAAGAGTAATTAACAATCTTGGGTCATGGATAGATTCTCCAGCCGACAGCAATGATGTTGACATGAATGATATAAATTGGATTAGCCATGCAATTGAGTGTCAAATAAAACCAAAAATAGATAGATGCATAGAAAGAAATCCAACAGATAGTAGACATAACAATATCTCTGGAGCGTTTTTATTTTCCACTGGGGATATGAGTCAAATATATACCCCACTTCCAAATGTGATAATAGAAGAAACAATCCTTTCGATGAAGATTGTTTCTAGCGGGTTTAATGTAGTTGGGAGATTAAGAGAAATTGCACGACATCTTGGACCACACCCATATATGCTTACGTTAAATGGATTTGATAATATCCGTGATGAAGAATACGAGAAACTGCTTTTGGAATATCCTCGCAGACTTGCAAGGGTTGACTTTGCGGAACTACACCCTGTTTCGAGGGATATCAATATCGTCAAAGACCAACTAACCGGTAATCCCAAAGATGGGTATATCTTATTTAACAACATGACGCTAAATGAATATCTTGAACTATCTGAACTGGAAATAGTCAGATGACAGAATCAATCAAATACTCAACTGAGTATGGCTCGATAATCGTCATTGATGATTTATTTTCGGACTTCCTAATAAATAAAGTTCTCAAATCCATTCTTACAATGCCACTTATTAAAGGAACGCCAGAGTCTGGTGGATTTGACACAATCTCTTTTGACATGGGGGCCAGAGTTTGTGGTTTTAATTTCAATAACGTTTACAACTTAATCTACGAAAGACTTAAAAGTTATTTACTGAAAGAGTTTGGAATTTCAGTAATATTTGACGGTAGTAAAATTGGCAATCCTTCAATAAAAATACAAAATCCTGGCCAATATCATGTAGTGCATTCGGACTATGCATATTCGAATAGCACTGCAAACATAGCGAGTAAAATTTTAAATATCAATTCTATAAGTAGCATCATTTGCTTGAGTTCTAACTATGTCGGTGGAAGATTAATATTTCCTGATGAAAACATATCGGTTGACATGAAAGCTGGTTCTGCTTGTGTTTTTACCTCTACTGGACATAGGCATGGGGTTACAGAGGTTTTAGGTGGAGTAAGATACTCCTTACTTAACTTTGGAGAGGTGATTTAGATGGGCGATAACGAAAACTCTGTAGAGATTGACGATAGTGGATTTTATAAAGACCTGCATAACTATAGACATTTTGCCCTAGTTGTAACAGATGACGAGATTGGGGGGATTCAGCAGATAAGGGTCGACGACGAAAAAGCCATTGAGATATGGGAACTTGGGCCGAGGGTGATTGAAATACCATCAGACGAAAAGGGGACAGTACTTCCTGGTTGGTACCTACGCAATGGACAATTTGTCCCACCAGAGAAAAGAAACGACTAAAACCTAATAGGCTAATATTTGTATATGGTTTATTTGGGTCACGACCATATATATTCTTTCGAGAATTTCATCCCAGATGAGGACAGAAAAGAACTGTTGCGATTCTACGATGAGGAATTCAGCTGGGATGAGACCTGCTCATGGGTGGCCCCAGTAAGTCAGTTCAATAATGGCCCAGTTGTGCTTACTGGCGAATATGCCGAAGAGATAAAAAGGCGCAAATCGAGATGGCCGAAAAATGCCGTACATCCATTAATGATTGAATACGGCGAAAAAATAATGAAACTTGCAAGCGCCACGTACGGCAGAACTCTTGTCCACCGGCTTGAACCGTACATGAAAAAGTTTGTTACCGGTAGTGACCATTCCCCGCATGCTGACTGCGAAGCGCTTGACAGCGGAATTGTCGAATTTATGCCGAGGTACTCAGCCAGGGAGTTCAATACGCCAACACTCATCGAAGTCGCGGCTAATTTGTACTTAAATGACGATTTTGAGGGAGGCGAACTGTGGTTTCCTTTGAGGGATTTATCGATAAAGCCTAAGCCTGGCCAGCTTGTTCTTTTTCCAGGTGGTCATGAATTTATACATGGAGTAAAAGAAATAACATCCGGATACAGATATGTGCTATTTAGCCCATTAACCAGCCCACAGAGGCTGCTTTTGCATGCGAATGCATACAACATTCAATACGAATTAGATGGAATCAAAAATGAACAGCGATGACAGATTTTTTGGGTACACCCCGACAATTGATGAGCAAGCACTAAAAGAGATGCTGTCAATGGAAATTGATAATCTTGGTGGTGGGGTTATTCGTTTTCCAAATGCAGTGAATATTGATTTTTCGTCAGTAAGTAAATGGATTGATGACAACGCGCTTGCCGCCCATCAACAGAGATGGAAATATTTTGTTGATGACGCTGGCAACACGTATGCCACCAACGAGGACGGCAATAAGTTCTCTGTTGAGCAAATAGAAGAAGTTCCAGTACGAGTTCTCAACCCAGTGGACCACAATACATCTCCGGATATGATTGAACTTTTTAGATACTGGGAAGACCAAATTTATAAGTGTCTAATCAGGTACATACACGAGTTCCCAATGGTTGTTGGAACAATATGGTGGAGAAGCAGGGGTCACGTAATCCGCTACGATAAGGGTGACTATCTCGGGATACATAACGACAACGATTCCAACTACAGAGCAACTGGCGGGAAGAGATATATGCCCAAAGGCCAGATTCAGATGCGCCAGGTTGTTGCAGCTCTGATTTACGTAAATGACTGCGTCGATTCAGAAGATGAGCTTGACGGAACAAATTACCTTGGCGGAGAACTATTTTTCCCATATCTTGGAATTGAAAGCAAGCCCAAAAAAGGAGACATAATCCTTTTCCCAACCAACTATGTTGCAACACATGGAGTCAAGACAGTTCAAGCTGGACAGAGATACTGCTATCTAGAGTTCTTTTCGCAGGGAAGCTCACACGACGAGGTTCTAATAAACGTTGCGGAACCAGACTCGTGCGATGGATGGTGCAGGCCGCATTGGATAGACAGCGTGTATGACGACTATACAAAGTTCTGCCTTGAAGCCGAGTATGGTAAGCCAATAGAGGATATTTCAGGAATACCAAATCCCGTCTACCAAAACCGAACTCTCGAGGGCGACGATGGCCTGCGCCAGCCATACAAGCATCAACAGGTATTCGATATAAACGCAAAGCGTGGC